CTACAGACAAACAATCTACAATGTATCAAGGAAGATTAGCACCCTTCATAGAGCTTCACAGAACCTCTCAGGAGGGGTTACCTACAGAGCCTGATAGATTCACTAAGGTTGATTTAATGGAGCGTGAAGCATCCTATGGAAAGGCAGGTTTTGCTCTGCAATTCATGCTGGACACTACGCTATCTGATGCTGATAAGTACCCATTAAAGCTCAGTGACCTATGTGTCGCTGCGCTCAATCCTAGGAAGGGTTGGGCTGACTTAGCGTGGGCTTCTGGCCCTGCTCAGATTGTCCAAGAAGTTCCTGTTGTGGGCTTCACTGGTGACAAGTTTTACAGGCCCATGTGGTTCTCTGATGAGATGTATGAGTTCACTGGTGCTGTCCTTGCCATAGACCCTTCAGGTCGTGGTAAAGACGAGACAGCCTATGCTGTGGTGAAGATGTTAAATGGTTACCTGTACGCTTCCCAATGTGGTGGCTTTAAGGGTGGCTATGATGACCTTACTCTACAGAAGCTTGCCAACCTTGCGAAGATTGAGAAGGTCAACATGATTGTGGTGGAGAGTAACTTCGGTGACGGAATGTTCTCCAAGCTACTAGCACCATTTATCGCTAAGACTTACCCAGTGTCCATAGAAGAAGTCAGACATAACACACAGAAGGAAGTCCGTATCATTGATACGCTTGAACCTGTGATGATGCAGCACCGACTTATCATTGATGAGAAGCTGATTAAGGAAGACTACGACAGCGCACCAGAACCTTCTTATAGCCTCTTTTACCAGATGACTAGGCTGACTAAAGATAGAGGTGCAATTGTCCATGATGACCGATTAGAAGCCCTATCAATGGCAGTTAATTACTGGACTGAACAGATGGATACTGATGCTGAATCTATGGCTGCTCAAATGAAGCTAGAAGCTTTCAATGGGGAGATTCAGAGGTTCATAGACAGTGCTACAGGTGGTTATAAAAGTGCGGGTGATAGGTGGTTTTAAACTGTCAATATTAAAGTTGCACCCTAGGGATGATGGATATAAACAACACCTATAGATAACTATAGGGTAACTTGCTCTTGACCCATACATCATGACCATCAGTTTATAACTAATAAGACATGTGTAAGGCTACCTAAGTAGTATTGTTAGATAACTCTAGTGCTGTTAGATTAGCCGCCCCTAAGAATTATTCTTAGATTAGCTACCGCTAACCCTTGTGACAACATTTGAGAGGATGTTAATTATCATCACCACTATAGCTTCTGTAGTCGGATTTTCCTTTGTCTTTATTTACCTCATGATTATTATATTGAAACGAAATAAAAAGGATTCATTGAAAAGTATCAGTTCTGAATGGGAGCCTTAAATGTTAGGCTAACCAAAGGGTCAGTCCAACTAATGACTCTTCTTGGCCACGGGGTTCTCCAGAACTTCGTTGGTCATACCTTTCTATTTCTAGTGGTTTTCTAAAGGTTCTCTGGGATTAATTTGTCACAAAAATCTGTGCCGCTATATCTATTACGGACACAGGACGCTGCCCCCCGTGGGGTAGGCGTGTAGGCAGGGTAAAAAAGCCTAGGGGGGTGGGGTGGCCTCCATTTGCAGTCTTTGCACAGTTCTTTGCACACCATCCCACATCACACTATCTATAGGCATGACCGAGAGGTATCCAACCTTTTATATGCACATCATCACGTGCTGGCCTTCCATCTTATGGCATCACAATTGAGCTGTTTTGTTTTCAGCGTCAATGGGGTCTGAGATGTTTTTATTTTTCAGACCTAGACCATCTAGCCAACCACAAAGACACCCAAAGACACCCACCGATTAACACCCACCTATTAAGAGCCATTCCCACCGATTCAAATAATACTTGCAATGTAGTAATCGTTATTCAATAATAGTTACCAGTTTGCAACTAATATGCAGACATAACTAAAGGAATAACACTATGCACTCATTAACTAAACCACTAACAGCACAACAAGAAGCTGCTATTTATTCAAAGTTTTCACCACGTCCAACCATTAAAAGAGAACCACGCATCAAACGTGATTTACCTGAGTACCTTATTACAATCTCGTTTTTCACATTTAGCCTGTCAATGCTGGCTTTGATAGCCACTCCAATCATCTCACTATTTATATAAGGAATGACCAACATGATAACTAATACCGAATATGACCGAATGACTACTCATGCTGATGCTATGGGTGTGGACTTGCAACTAACTAGCATGACTCTGGAGGGTTCAGACAATGACGTGGTTTTAGGTTTTTGGCGTGGTGAGTATGTGACTTGGAAATACTTCAATGGTGAATTTCACTATGGCCATTATTACTCTGACTATTTAGAAGCACAGACAGACTTTTATATCCGTTCACGTGGGTAAAGTTTATCAGGTGGCATTGAGTGCCAGTGTCACCGAATAAACAGCATCACACAATTAACCTGGCACTAAACCAGATAACCAAAAAGGAACCAATACCATGATGTATAGCCAATACCTAAGAATCGAAACCAAAGCAGGTGGAACCGCTTGCACTACTAGGGAATTTATCCGCGCTGCTAGAACGCTTTTAAACAGCGAAGGCAAAGCACGTCCAATGTGGCTAGCACGTCGCCATTGGTTGCGCTGTGGTTTATCTCACTTAGCAGATAACCAGCAATCATTTATCAATAACAAACTATAGGGAACTACTACCATGAATATGATTACAACCAACATCATCGCCACAGACCTAGGCATGTCCTATCACGTTCCAGCAATACTGGACATTGATAAGGCCATTGCTTTGTTTGCCAATTCAACCAAAGGAATCAAACAAGATGCCATTGATTGGATAACAGGTAACAAGCGAGGTATTAAACAAGCTCGAGCTTTTATAGGCTTATCCAAAAATAACAAGATGCCAGCATATACCATCGCCATTCCCGCTCGGGAATCCTGCCCACGTGGTGGGAAGCTTGCAAAGGTCAAAGGCACAGTTTGCCATGATTGTTATGCAGTCAAAGGCCATGATGGAATGAAACCCGCACAGATAGCCAAACAGCGTAGATGGGACGTTATACAGCTGGCCCTAGTATCACCAATCATTTATGACCTATGGTTTGCAGCGTTTACGCTATGCATGACAAAGGAATCGTTTTTCAGGTGGCATAGTGCAGGTGATTTATTTAGCGCGGCTTATGTTGCACTAGTCAAAGAATGTATTGAGCATACTCAATGGGTTCAACATTGGATACCCACCAAAGAGCCAGTTCTAGCACGTCCACTATTAGACCTCGTAAATTGCGCTGTGAGGTTATCTGATGACATGGTGAACCAAGTTAAGAACAAGTTTAAAGGTCTTACTAGTGGCGTCCACACACCCGCTGATGGTGGCCGTGGGCAAGCTTGTCCAGCCAGTGAAAAACTTCAGGATGGTTGCCAAGATTGTCGCGCTTGTTGGTCTCATGATGTGGCCCACGTGTCCTATAAAATCCACTAATAGTTACTATTTATCAATAGTTGCACATCAGGAACCAAGCCAGTTTATCAGGTGGTTTTAGTATTTTTAGAGCCACCGAGTAAACCAATGTAGTACCTAACTAAAAACGAGGCTTTAACGATGAAAATCAAAAACCAAGCATTAAACGGATTCACTTTAGACACTGTTAGATTTTTAAGGGCTGACCTTAGCAAAAGTCAGGCTTTGCGGGTGTTACTTGAGGCTAAACCCTACTTACTGGATGCCAGTGTAATAAGTGCTGAAATCTGGGATTTATTGGAAGAAAAGGCCAAAATCTTATATCCACAAAATCGCATATAATCGCATACAATTGCGTTTAAGATACAAAAGTGTAAGTTTGCTTACCTTATGGGGTCAACTAAAAGTTGCTTAAAACGCATATTTGACCCCTTCACATCAAATAATATCTGTCAAACCCATATTTTTTCGATTTGGCGCAAGTGTATGTTCTTATTAATTACAAAAAGAAACAAACTTATTTATAGTTGGAGAAGTGCAGCCTGTCTGGCCTACCACCTTGTCAAGACTGAAGTGCTAGTTTTTTGGTGTTTTATTACTTGTTTTATCTGGTTGTAATGTCTATATTCGGTGACAGAAGCCAAGTTTGGTAGTCACATTGAATTAAAGCCTAGTAAGCAACAATTGAAATGTGGTAACCTTATTTGGCAGGTCTTTGATAAGATTTGCATGAGGGTGACAGAATGGTAGTTAACATTTTAGCAGCGCGTCTAGTAGTACGTTTATTTTTACGATTATTAGTAATTTTAGTACCAGTTCTAAGGATAGTGCTTTTTCCATTACTTGGATTAGTTTTTGGTCATTTCAAATTTGAACTAGAACTAGAGGCACAGTATTTATACATTGAGATAGGACACCGCAACCATTGGATACAATGGGATGGTGAACCGCTAAGTTGGTGACTTATCCAGACGGATAAGACTATGGAGAGAGACACATGATAAGCGAAGGTGCAGTTCTAAGGGGCATATTTGAAAGTATTTCGACCCTGCAAGACCAGACTAATTACACGGATGAAAAAGGTATCAATAGGACAGGGGAGTTGACCATTGGGCAGCTTAAAGTGTTGATTTACCTCATGCGTTTTGGAGAGGCCAGTGGCACTACAATATCCAAAGATTTAGGAATGGCTGCACCAACAGTGAGTAGAATTATTGCTTTACTATCAACCACTGTAAAAACCAGAAAACAGGCTCCTTTGGGCTACGTTACGATTGAGGCTGTTGAAGGCGACAGGCGTAACAAGATTGCAAAGTTAACCCCTAAAGGCAAGCAGCTGGCTGGAGTGATTGTAGGTAAGTTCAAAGACTAATTAAAAACCCAAAGACCGCAGGGTAAATGCGGTCATAACTGAAGTAAGGCCAACACTTGGCCGTAACAATAGTGGAGCCATTTCAGGCATAAGCTAGGCTAGTGCAAGGTCTTTAAGAGAGGACTTATGGCTAGGAAGAAGGTAGAACGGGGCATCTATATGTTGCCTTCAGGATACCAAGTAAAGGTCACTGTAAAAGGTGTGCCGTTTGATACTTTTGTTGAAGGACACGACATAGTGAAAGCTAGAAGTGTACTGGCAAAAGCTAAATCGGATATGCACCTTGGGCTTAACCCAGAGAAGCAAGAAAAGGCTAACTCAGGGCCAAGCATTTATAGTTTGCAAAACGCATACGATGAAACTTGGAAGCATCAGTGGGCATCTTTATCCAAGGATTATGGAAAGAAGATAAATCAGTATTGGGTGTGTTTTTCATCCTTTGTTCATGACGAATTGAAGTTGACTCGCGTGGACAAGATAACGACCAAGCATATAGATGAATACGTGACATTTCTGAAGTCTGTTAAAGGCAACAGTGGTTCCACTATTAATAATAAGCTAGGACTCGTTTCACCAATATTGAAGTTAGCATTTCGTCATAATGTTATAGCGAAAATGCCAGCAATAAAGTGGGAGCCAAAGGGTGAAGCTAGGCTCA